AGCAGCCAACCCTAACGATCCTGCATTCGGCAAGATGCCATCTGTAGAAGAGGTAGACAGAGCAGTTAAGACTGCTAAGGTTGTTAAGAAGACCGCAAAGAAGGCTCCTGCAAAGAAGTCGTCTGGTGGCGGTGGCGGTAAGACATCAAGCAAAACTCTATAATAGAAACTTATTAAATTAAGTAGTATAATAGATAACATTCCGATATAAGACTTTAAAAGGTTTTACAACGGATGCTCCTTTGATAGGAGAGTTAGCAGGAGTCGAACCTTCGTGGCTAATAGACCTGAGCAGTCGTCTATAAACTGCTCATTTCTTATGCTATAATATTAATACCTGCCCAAATGGGGGGTCAATTAACTTATTCGCTTGAAAGGGGAATAACATGGTAACAAAGTACGCTATGGATCTATTTAATGATCCTTTTTTTATTGGCTTTAACAGAGAGTTAGGCCGTTTAAATACAGCACATAAAACAAATTCACAGTCATATCCTCCGTATGATCTTCTTAAACTAGATGAAGATACATATCAGATTTCGCTGGCAATTGCTGGTTTTTCAAAGGAAGATATTGATGTATCAGTAGATAATGGAACCCTTATTATCAAGGGTGAAATTGTTGAGGTAACAGATGCAGAGGTAGTCCATAAGGGTATCGCAGGAAGAAAGTTCGTAAGATCTTTTGCACTGGGAGAATATATGGAAGTAACTTCTGCAGAACTAAAGGATGGCATGCTACATGTTCATGTGGTTCGCATTGTTCCTGAAGATAAAAAGCCTAAAACAATCAAAATCAAGTAGTACAATATAAATGTCCCCACACAGGACCTTAGTGATGGATTAGTTACCCATTGGATAGAGACCGTGGCGCATGTCAGGTGAATTGCCTGTGTGGGGCTTTAATATTTTCACGGTATAATTATAATAATGACTGACAAAGAGTTAGACCATTATAATAAGCAGCAGTATAAGAAGATGCTTGCTAAGATAAAAGAGGATTCTGGCTGTGTAGATTGTGGGGTAGGCAATCACATAATCCTAGACTTTGATCACATAAGAGACAAGAAATATAACATATCCAGAATGATCCACGATGGTTTTTCTTGGAAGGCTATCAAGAAAGAGATCGAAAAGTGTGAAGTGGTTTGTGCCAACTGCCACAGGATCAGGACCCATAACAGATTAACTGATATGCTATAATAGTTATATGATTAAAGACGATTCAATGATGCCAACAAGCACATATCAAGGATGCGGTTGCGAAACCTGCAAAGAACTGAATTTAGACTGTCCTCAATGTCCAATGTGTTCTAAAGAAGAAGAAACTGATTCAGAAGTTGCTATGGCAATGTACGATTCCTCAATAGGTAAGGCTGATCCATGCTGGGAAGGCTATGTACAAAGAGGGATGAAGCCAGGAGCAGATGGCAATCCAGTTCCTAATTGCATTCCAGTTACGAAAACAGAATCAATATTCTTTTCAGCAAAAGATTACTCAAAGCAAACACGAGTTACTAACTTATTTAAGGACTAATTATGCCAAAGAAAAAATCATTAGCGTTTAATCCAATTCAGATTAAAGATGGATGGATTGTAAGATTATATAAAGATGGTCGTATTAAATCTAAGATCGCACCATACGAACCAAAGCATCCTACAAAGTAAAGTACCCCTGGCAGGAATCGAACCTGCGACGCATGGCTTAGAAGTCCATCGTTCTGTCCACTGAACTACAGAGGTTTGGTATCTCCAACGGAATTCGAATCCGTGTTGCTGCCGTGAAAGGGCAGAGTCCTAGGCCACTAGACGATGGAGACATAGTACATCTGGAAGGACTTGAACCTTCGGCTCTCTGCATATAAGGCAGGTACTCTAACCAACTGAGTTACAGATGTGTAGTGCCAGCCACGGCTTTGGTTCTTAACCTAAACCACCTGCTGGCTGTTGTACCTAGTCACGACCACAGAGCAATCTCCATCAGCCTGAACGCCTTCGTATGATGCAGGTGACAGCGTAATGTTCAGCACAACCATCTCCATATAGATTGTTCAGATCTATATTTTGAGTACACCAGGTAGGACTTGAACCTACGATAGCCGAATTATGAGTTCGGTGCCTTAACCAACTTGGCTACTGGTGCATAGCCGATTTATATATTAAACAAAAGAAACAATACTAACAGAAGAACAGAAACAACAAGAAACTTTACCTTCTTGTGTCTTGGCCATTCATCTGGCACTCTTACTTCATTCATATTTCCTCCAAGTATTTACTTAATTAGTAATCCAAAAAATGTTCCAAGCAGAAAACATAAAATTCCAATAGTAGAATGATAGTATGTTTTCATATGTTGCTTAATAATATAACGCTTTAACTCTTTTGATATCTTATTTACTTCATCTTGATCTACCATTTATTACTCCAGGTTTAGTTAGGCACTGACTTTAAAGCACCAAGAACAACTTGTTCTCTTATAAACTTTTGCTTACGCTCAAACCTTGAAAGATAAGGCTTAGCCTGTATTCTTTTCTTGTTTTTTGTTGCTCTTTTAATTTTATGCTGAGAAACTTTGTTGTTAGACTTTTTCACTTTGCACCCTGGTTTTCTGCTATATTGTCACAAGGACAGATAATTGATTCTGGAAGTTCGTGAACCTTAGTTACAATTGTAATGGTAGTTTCACATTCCTTACACTTATATATCTTCTTAATTTGTTTGCTCATAGACTAATCATACCATTCTCTTCGTTGTAAGTCAAGATTTGTCCCCATCCCAGGTACCAATCTTGGTAGTAGGAATACCATACTCTTCCCATAGTTTAATTACATTTGGGTTATCATCTACTGCATGAAAGACATTCCAATGCTTCTTAATCTTAATTAAGATATCTTTTTTAACCTCATAGTCTGGCCTGTTGTCATCATCTTTACGCATATATAGTGCGTGGTGACTAATATCATTTTTAGCAAGCCAATATGAGGTTAGTCCACGCCAGACTTCTTTTCTTGATGTAACAACAAGAACATGCATCTGATCAAAGAATGCCTCATTAAGCATTTGGACTACTTCAAAGTTTGGCAGGGCATCTACAGAAGCCTCATGAAAAGCCTCATAGTCCCTATTAGAGCCACGAACATGGTGTAGGTAGGGATCTACATTGGCAAGAGTTCCATCTACATCAAAGATGTATGCAAGAGGCTTCAATCTAATCCTGCTTAACTTTGTAAGTCATTACAATATAACACGCAACATACCCTAAAATGAATGTTGGAATTAGCAATAATATATTGATCATTCGAAATCTACCTGCCTTTCAAACCACTGAGTCATATAATTATCCAAACCTCTTGCAATCTTTGCTGCTTCTATACGCATGCCTAAAGCATTTGTTACTGAAGGCTCAATCGGGATGGCCTCAATAGCCCGTGCTATTTCTTCTCTTAATGTCATATCGTCTATACTCATACAACAAGTATACCGCAATAGCCAAAACTTTGCAACCCTATATAAATTAAAAATGCTATACTTAATAATATGATTAATCTAACAGGTGTATTTAAAATGAACTATAAAGACGACTTTGGCTACGGGAAGGTTGCTAACAATGTTAAACAGTCCTTAGACTTATTAAAACCTAATTCAAACATTGAGATATGTTTAAATATACCACCCTATCAGTTTGATTTGCAACAATCTTATAAGATAGGTTTTACAACATGGGAGTCAACCAGTGTTCCAGATAACTGGATAGGACCACTAAACAGTGTAGATGAAATATGGACAGCATCAAGTTTTATTGCAAATGTTTATTTAAAATATACAGATAAACCAATATATGTTTTTAATCATGGGTTGGACTCAGAATATGTAACGGTTAAAAGAAAAATAAATAAAACAAAGACAATTCTTTTTATAGGGGATGAATTAAGATCAAATGAAGACTTGGTTGTTGAAGCATATAAAGAACTTAATATAAACAAAACACACAGCCTAATAATAAAAAGGAAAAGGCCTGGCAAGTCTATAAACTACCCAGGGATAACAATAATAGAATCTTTGTACACTAAAAAAGAACTAACAGAACTAATGTACATGTCTGATGCATTAATTTATCCAACAAGTGGAGAAGGTTTTGGTCTCGTCGGCCTTGAGGCAATAGGGACAGGATTGCCAATAATTTCTACAACTGAGTGGTCTGATTATAAAGACCTAATAACTATTCCAATTAATTCAAATTTTTCAGATTCAGAGTGGCAAACAATTCATCCAGGTAAAATGTATAATCCATCTATAGAAGATATTAAAGATTCTATTATTAATTGGATAGAAAATTATGAACAATCAATAGATGCTGCTTATAGTAATGGTATTGCCTCACATAAAAGATTTAACTGGGAGTTAGTTAATGATAAAATTATAAACAGGATCAAACAAATAGATGGTTATTTTGCTTAACAAAGTCAACTATTCTATCCTTATACTTTTCGGACCAATAACAATAAAACATTAAGTCGTTTATACCATCTAGTTTTATATCACTAATAATTTTAATTAACTCATTAGTCGTTGTTAATTTTATATCTGGTTCAAGTTCTTTGCTGTTTTTTAACTTGTTGAAAATTTCAGGATCATCCTCTATTAATGGAAACATTGACAATACTCTAGGCTTAGATGTTTTTGCAATTCCCTCATCTTTGGAGTATGGTTCGTATGCTGCAAAACTATAATCTCCATATTTATCAACTAAAGAGGCAATATCTTTTCCCATTCCAGAGATACATATTTTTGTTTTTATGTTAAGTTTTTTGCAAAAATCAAAGAACGCTGGGACATACTTTTCTAGGTACATTCTTCTTTGATTTTGTGTAGAAGAATCATTTATGTCTCCCAGGATACCGCCTACAGCCTTTTCTTCATCAATGATCTGCCCTGATACAAAATTAATCCAAACTCTGTCAGAGTCTATACTGTTTAATGATTTTATAATAACTCCAAGATGTTGTGGAGAAATAGTATATGGTCTAATTGCAATTATGTATTTTAATTTTTGATTCACATTTATTGATCTTGCTACTTGAACTATATAGTCTGCAATATCTGAACCATATGGTAATAAAACACCTTTAAATCCAGAATCTTCAAGTTCTAATGAAAGTTCAGATAGACTTTCAGTTCTTCCAAACCAGTAAAAATTCATTTACGCTAATCTTTATCCCAGTATGCTTTACCAAACTCGTCATAGTCATCCCAACCATCACCAGACATATCCAACTTTGTCTGATCTAAATCTTTTTTCCACATTTCCATATCAATCATATAGTAAGTACCCCACAACTCGTAAGGCTTGTTAAGATACTTCCACATTTTTGCATGGTATTTATAGCGAAAACCATACTCTTCATCCTCATCCATATTCACACACTTAACAATATGGTTGCCAGCAAACTCTCCACAGAGATTACCTATCCATCGTAATGGAAGTATCTTAGTTCTCTGTGTTTTTGTTGAATGATTCAGCATCTTTTGGTACCCACACTTTCTTTCCATCTTTCCATACAGGCCAGTAGCCCAGTGAACGCCAGTCCATCTTCGTAATCTTAGGTTCTTTTGGCATTGGTGCACCATACATGTCCATCACTCATTGTTTGATGAGTATTCCAAAACAGTGGATTTTTCTTAAACATCTCACACTTTACGCACTGATCAGGCTTCATTCTTCTCGCTTCCAATGCAGGTAAGACTTAACATAAACAATAGAATAAGCAATAGCAGCAAATATAAAACCATATTGTTTGGTGGTTACTGCATAATATATCCACATTGCCTCATTAAGAGTAGCCCAGATCCACCCCCATATGCGTTTTCTTCCAATAAAATATATTGCTGCAACGCCACTGGCAGCAAGAACCCATGAGGCATAGTCGTTCATCCATTGTTCCATATATTTAGTATACCTTAAGTTGACAGTTTAGTCAAGTTTTTCTTTGCCCTTGGTTTTTACCCAAGTGCCAATTTTACCAATGCTAACCTTAGATCTTAATATTTCTGCAAATCCTGTTCCTATTTCTGAACCTAGGTATTCTTCTCCAGTTTCAAGGTCAGTCAACTTCCATTTTCCAGGAGATTTAGTATGTATAATTAATTCAATAGGTTTATCAAATGCTTCGACCTCTGATCCATCTTTAAGAATCCTTTTAGTCATTCTATGAAACAAGACCCATAGATAAATGGTCTAAACAAACATCTGCAATAATGTAGTCAGAGTGTTCTACTACCACATCATAATGAGTAGCAGTCTTTTCACAAAAGAAACATTTATATTTTTCCATATAATATTATATCACATCTTGTGGTACACTTTAGGTATGGAATTAGAAAAAATAAAAGTTATTAAAAACTTTTTAAGCGTAGAAGATGCTGAAAAAATTATTAAATATATTAATAATAACATTAAAGACTCTGTAGAGTTGGGTGGCGATGGATCCTCTCCTAATTTTGTTGAAACTCCAGGCAGATGGTATAAAAGGCGCATGGGTTTAGATGATGAAATGCCAGGGTACAGACCAGAAAGATCTATAACAAGACTAGAAGATATAGAAGACTTAACTAAAAGAATAATAGAAAAGGCAAAAATAGATATTTCTGAGGCTTTTAAGGACACAGACAAGACATACATAGCCTCATTGTGGCTGGCCAAACATTTAAAAGAAGATTGGTTAAGCCTACATTCTGATGTAGGTCGTGGCTATAACCCTCATTTTTTTTATAGTTCTGTTTTATATTTAAATACAGTAGACACTGGAGGAGAACTGTATTTTCCTACAATGGATCTTTATTTAAAGCCAAATGCTGGAGATCTGGTTGTATTCTTATCCCATGGAGAAGACCTTTGGCATGAAGTAAAGGCTACTGGACAAGAAAGATATACCATTCCAATGTGGTTTACTAAAGATTCTTCAAAAGAAGTTTTATTTAAATAGATGATATAATAATCTTATGACAACCCCACCAAATTATCAAGGTCTTTATAACAATGGAGCGTACTACAGTTTAGGAGACACAGTTCTTACAGACGGTAACCCCTACGGTATAGCAGGATACTATTTCATTCGCACTGGTAACCCAGGTAACCCAGGGTACGCACCAGAAGTAGGCGGAGCACCAAACGGATCTTGGACTCTATACACATTCCCTAAAGGTATTGACGGCGTTGGATCAGTAACTGGTTCTGGCAATATTGCTTAATCTTTAACATCCATACTCTTATCCCAAACAACTAAACACTTCGTGCACTGAATACCTTCTTCACGCATATACCAAGTGTGAGCACATTTAATATCCACCTAAACACTCATTCCTTGTATGATATAAACGAATCTTGGTCATAGTCTTTTTGTTCGGGGCATATAATTCTTCACCACAGCAAGCAGTCTTAAGATACCACTCCTTAGTAAAGAAGTCATAAAGCATACCTTTATAGTTCTTATACTTGTTGGCTACAAAGGTTTGGAATGGATCAGGGATCTCCATGTTGATCATAGTTTGGCTACATACTGAGCAGCCATCTTTAAACCCTTGACCAGCCCATCATGGTAGTCTTGGTTCTTGATTACTTTAGCAGTATCCCAAACACGGTAAGATTCTTTGTTTAATAGTTCGGAGATTTCTTCGTTTGTCATACATCAAGTATATCAAAACCTGCACGGTATGTCAAGTATAATAGAGTAATGACCCTACTATACATACTCTATAGCCCAAGGCATAAGGCTATTAAGATAGGCATATCCGATGTGTCTGGCAGAAGGTTTGCAAAGCATAGAAATAAAGGCTGGATACTGATTAAGTATTGGTCATTTTCCGAACGGGATAGAGCAAGAGCAGTAGAAACTATAGTGTTAAATACACTAAGACAAAAGCATGGACACTTCCTAGATAAGTCTGATATGCCACAGGGAGGCTACACAGAGACTTTTGATGCATCCAAGATAACTCGTAGAGGTTTGATCCGTATGGTTAATAAAGCAGCAAAAGATTTACTGTAATCTTATCTAACAGCACAGGTAAGACATACAAAGGGGTCATCATTAGCCTTTACATAAAGTTGATCACATTTACTACAGGCTATCTTATATGGCTCAGCCTTAGTAAACTTACTGTATGATGACTCTAATTTGTCCATTGAATCATTCTATCACATTGTTCGGCGAAAAAATAGGTTTTAAAGTTCGGCGCAAAATAGAGGTAATAAACCTTCCAATGCCCTACACGGGCACTATCGGTTACAAACCTTCATATGCTTGTATAAACTATCGTGAGCAAAGCCTTTTCTAAAGTCCCACTCTTTCTTGCAAACAGGACATATTATTGTTCTGCTCATCTATCCCAGCCTTGCCTTATTCTTATTGGCTCTTTCTTTATTGGCCTTAGTCCAAGCCAGTTTCTGTTGTTTTTCAAGAGCACGATACTCATCTGAAGGAGGGCACTCATTACACCAGTGATAACTAGTAAAGTAAGGCTCTCCACGCTTATAGGCACAAATTGATGATTTCATATTAATTCCTCTGTTAGTAGTTTCTATGTTTCCAGTTTAGCAGGGTATAGACAAACTTGCCATACCAAGTAGGAGTACAGCGCTTAATGCCATTCTCCCCATAATGATCATACATAAATAGGATTAAGGTGGCTTTGTCCTTTGTTCTTACAAACTTGCCACAGTCAATGCAAGATTCAGATATGTGCTTAGAGAAGGGTTTGTCAAAGTCTACATCGTTTTTCTTCATATCTCAAGGATAGCATAATTTGCGGGGGAAGTCAAGATAGACCCAATTACCCCTAGTAGAACAATACTATGATAGACTATATCAATGAAACCTTTAGATCAGAACTATAGTGATGACCCTAAGACTTGTTCAGGAACCCCCTTGGGAGGACATGTTGGTCAATATGGAGAGTTAGGCTTCTCCCCATGCGTAGGATATATTGCTCATCAGAACAACATATTGTGTGAGATTATTACAGAGACAGATGAGATGGTTAGCGTTTTATTTTTAAATAAGGTTTGGAATCAGGCAATCCCAGACTATATAGAAGACCACGATCCTTGTCAATGTGCAACAACATCTTGTCCTTGTGGTGAGTTCATAGCCCATAAAGTATCTGAACCTTGTACTGCCAAACCAGAGTTATCCACAGATTATATATTGGTCAATTAGCCTATTCCGATAGTTATCCACAGGTTTATCCACAGATTAATCTTACTGATTATGTAATTAGACATTCTAGAAGTGGAGTGATGTGGAGGATAGTGGAGTAGTGAGCATCTTTAAGAGGGCATCGTAATCTTTTTGACGGGCCAAACCCCAAACCCCCAAACCTTATATCCCCCTTATACCACACTTGGGGAAAATTGTCAAACCTTCGTAATCTTTATTTGGGCATTATACACCTTGAAACAAGGTTTGTCAAGCCCATTTACTGTGCAAAACCTCATATAAAATTTGCTCAAATTTGCTCAGAAAATAAAGAAAACTTTAATAAAAATATATAAAGGTTTGAAAAAGTTTTATAAATCAGGAAATAATTTATAGTGGTTTGTTATAGTGTATTTACTATAGGGGATTGTGGGTATCATCTTGATCCCCTGGCAAAAACGGCCTGGTACGGGGAAGAAAAATGCTCCATCGTAATCTTATTTTGAAAAGCCCTGGTACGGGGAAAAATTTTGGCCCATCGTAATCTTTTTTTAGAAGAGCGTTAGTTGTGTATAGACGTCGTCCCCACCTGCGGTGTCCTTAACAGGATTATCATTGATCTTTTTGGCGGGGGACATAGGAAAGAATGCCTTAAGAGTTACAACACTATATAACATACCACATAGAGCACCAATGGCTTTATCAAACCCTATAGAGTCATGAGGGGTATCATGTCTATGGGATTTGTTCTGATACATCTGTGAAAAATGATCTCTTGCCATAG